TATCATCAGTTGAGTTATCTGATTGTTTTTCAATATCATCATCAGCTACACCTTGGTCACCTAACCAACTTTTTGCTATAGCAAATGCTTTTGGGTCTGATTTCTTTTTACCTAATAATGTTGATACTTGATTTAGGTTATTAGTTGTTGGATTCATTAATTTATGTTTCAACAACTTATCATCAATTTCTTTTAACTTTTCTTTTTCGTAAGAAGTGAGAGCGTTTTGTCCAATGTCTTTTTTAACTTTTTCTTTATCATCCCCACTATCAGGTCTTTCTTTAGATTGTTTATCATCTTTTTCATCGTTTTCCTCTTCTTCTACTACATCTTCCCCTTCGTTATCATCGGTATGTAGATGTGCAGATACGGCGGTATCATTTGTACCCACTACCATACCTGAAGTTCTATCACCACCTAAATGGAAGTTTGTAGGTGTTTTTACTGCAGACTCTATGATGTATTCGATTACTTCTGAATCGAAATCATATTCTTCTTTTAATACTTTTCTTAGGCCTCTTATGGATTTTTCGGATAAAGGATTTTGTAGTTCTGTTCCAACCTCAACCCACCATAACCTAGTTATTTCTTTAAGAAATTCGTTCATATCTTATCCATTTGTTTTATATCTATAGATTTCATCTCAGAATATCTATCTCCGATTTCTATTTTTGTAGGAAATCCATTCCCTTCTATAAGTATCTTTAAATTCTGTAAACTGTTAAAATCATCAGAGTGTATATCCAATAAATATGAATCATAAGTATATAAAACCATTTTTGAACGTTTATCTTTCAAAAACTCCATAACCTTACTCAAAATCTTCATATTTAGTTCTGTTTCAGTTGCCTGTAACATATAATTAAATAGTTTGTTAGCATTCATATCGTTTAAGTTAGATTTTGATAACTTTCTACCTAATGGAGTAGTTACATACCCTCTACGATTGAATTCCATCCACATTTTATCAATTTTGTGTGAAACTTTAGAGAACAACGGAATATGTAGATATTCCGATTGTACTCCACCATACAATTGTCGGAATGTAATTGCTTTTGAATCGTTGTAAGGTACTCCATACATATCTGCTAAGGTTTGGTGTCCACTTACATCCATCGGAATAGGTTCATCTACCATCTTACCGATAATACGAGGATGATAAGCATCATAATCAAATTGAATCAGTTTACCCCCTTCGAACCTACTAACAAATCTATCTCTACTACCATCATCTTTATTAAGTGCAGCATAATTAACCCCACCAAAGTTGTTTGATGGACGTGATGTTGTTGTGAATGGGTGATATTGAGTCCACTCTAACCCATTTGTAGTATGTATCCCATTTTGTTCTACTTTATGTAATGACTTAATATAGAAATTTTCAAATTTCTTCACACAATCCGAATCCCAACCCAAATCGTAATACGATAGGAATTCGTTTCTAATATCTCTGATGGTTTCTATATGTTTAGATATTGGAATAAGGTTGTTTACCCCTTTAAAGGAACTGAATCTACGTTCATAAAACGTATGTGTTGGTGTTGGGGTAGATTTGAGTTGGGAATTCGATTGTAAATACTTTATTAATCCTGCATCAACTGAGTTATCTAGCTGAAGAATGTTTAGAAGTGATTTGTTATCATAAACATAGGATTCGTTGAATTTAAAGGTGAATTTATCTAATGTGGTTGTATGGTTGTCGATATTGTTTAAGTTGATTAGAACCTCTCTATCACCTTCTATATCGTATATATACAACAAAGATAACCCATCATTATGTGGGTGTACCGATATGCTCTCCCATATAGGGTGAACATATACCTTATCCATTGAGATATTTCCTTCTTTAAGAAATTCAATCATATATCAAATATACAAAACTTTTTTGTAATTACCAAATTAACTACAAAATAATTTAGTAGGAACTTCGATTCCTTTTTGTTTTTTGATTTGGTAGAAAACGTTGAAAAATGCTTTGTAAACTTTACCAGCATGCTCTAAATAATCTGAATGTGGAGATTTCCACATCATCTGACCACCACTCATATGGTGTTTGTTAACAACTTTGATTTCATATCCTTTAAGGATTAAATCAACAATCTTTTTTTGAGCCGGAGTAAACTTAACTCCTTTAATACTCTTTTCAAATTCTTTTATTTTATTCATTTTTTAATTATTAGTGGATTAAACTCTCAACCCTTATTACACTACTAATATACGACTTTTTATTGGATTTACCAAATTTTAATGTTAAGAAATTGTTAAGTTTTCAACAAAGTTATTAACAAATACCAATAATGAAGAATGTTACCATTAGTAGAATATATATGATTGTGCTAATATCTTTTTTTGGATTCATAGTGTTATAGGATGTGAAATTCTGTGTAATCTAATAGTTTGAGTTTTATTGATGGGTGTTTTTCCGAAATTAATGCTACATTTCTTTTGTTTGAATCAAAAACACCTGATTCTAATTTTTTACCATTTTCATCGAAAGTATCGTGAATTGGGCCTGTTATTTTCCATTTTATTTTTAACTTTTTATAAATTACACCTGATAACCCCTCATCCGAACCTATTTGGTTGAATTTTTCTTTATTTAGTTCTATGCAAGAATCATCATATCTATATCCAAAATATCTTATCATAAATCCATTTTTGATATCTTTATCTGTAATACCTTCTATATCTCTATTTGGCATTGTTTGTTTTTTAATATCTAATGATTTTACTCCATCATATAAAAAGTTTTTAGCTAAATCCATACCCTCTGATGTTTTTAATCCAACAGATTTTACATCTACATATGGTATTAACATTCTTGATTTACCATCTACAAAATTAGCTTCAGAAAATACTTCACCTGTAGTATATGAATGATATTGCCCAATATATTCCATACCATCTATAAACATCCACTCACCACCTTGAGTAATTAATCCATCTGTGATTTGAGCTTTAGTATAATAAACCCTATTTCTTTTAAATTCGTTACGTGCCATTATGGTATCCTCATTACAGTTTCTAAAGAAGTTTCCCAACCACCTTTACCATCAAATTCGTGGTTTACTGCGATTACAGTAAATAATACACCTTTAGTATTAAATACTGAAGGCATTCTATCAATTTTGATTGGTGCTAAAAATGGGATTCCCCAAACACCATCTATTGTAACACTAAGATTCAACGTATATTGTATTTCACCATATCTACCTTCTGCTAAATTACTATCCGCTTTTGAGTTTTGTATAATATATGCTCTACATGCATCTCCATAAGCAGTTATTCGTTCAGGCGATGCACCTTTATCACCCATCTCATTTCTCATATCTAATATATCTGAAGATTCAACCTTTGGAGGCTCTTTTAAAGCTCCATTTTGTGGATAAGGCCCTTTTTTTGGTTTTGTTAAAAAGTGTCCATTAGATGTACCTTTTTCAATATTAGCTTTAGTTGCCATTAATATATAATCGGCATCAAATTCACTACTTAACGACACTGCTTTAGTTATACTATCTTTAGCTAAAGTTTTGAATGTAAATGCTTTTGGGCCTGTGGCGTTCTCAATCATCTTTTTATTCATTATCGTTATATCAAATGGTGGTTTTTGATTATCAGGTTGTAATGGTTGCCCACCCTTTAATGGAATTGCAGATAATGTTACCAATCCGCCTGTTACATTTTCTAATCTATCAAATATTGTTTTTAAAAACTCTGCGATTTTTACTGATTGTTTAAATCCACCAACAGTCTTTGTTTTATCTGCCATACTTTGATATGTTTTTGTTAAAAACGGAAATGATACTGCTATCTTTTCAATATCACTAGTATCGTAACTTGCACCATTTTCTAAGTTTTCTCCCCATTTCGAAAAGTTTTTTGCATTACCACCATCAGATGGGTCTCCATAACTTCCTTGAAATCCTGGTAAAAAGAAATCTTTAGGGTCTGCTGAACCCAAACATTCAATTTTAGGAAATGATGCTGTTTTTCCACCCTGCTGAACCTTATATGTATTCTTATCAGTATCACCTTTTGAATTTATGTATCTTATAAGAGTTCCTATAGTTGTATAGAATATATATTGTTCATCATCGTTCCAAAATCCTGGCTCTATAATCAACTCTGCCGCCCCAAATACACATTCTAATCCACCGAGTTTTTTTGCTTCTACTCTAAGTTTATTATTACCTAAATCACTAACCGAATCGGGTCCATCATCTGAATCTAATCCGAAAGCTTCTCTACATTTAGCTTCTAAACTTGAAAGAAAGTTTGTTGGTTCTTCATCATTATCAACTTTTTCATTATCTACAGAGGCCATATCCTCACCACTCCATAATCCTGCAGGAGACATTGCTTTTATGTTACAATCAAATGAACCATCATCGTTCATACTAAAATCAAAATTAAATATATTTGCTTCAACAAAACCTTTATTAACACCCTCAAGACCTTTCCAACCAAAATCTACTCTAATTCCACCACCTACTCTCATAAACGTAGCTTCTGCTGCATTCAAATCAGCTTGAGTGAATACTGTAAATGAAAATTCTACATTGTAAAGGTATGAATCAGTATAATCCTGCCCACCTTCATTTGTGATTTTACAGGATTTTAATTGAGGTTTAAATTTACGAACACCACCTTCAGTAGTATATAAGTTGATATGTGGTTTTCTATTATATGCGGCACCATCACCTAATATTAATTTCTGTTCAGATGCGATAATTGTTAAGCTTTCTCCCGTAGATTGGATGGTACAATATGCATATTTATCATAGTTCCATTTTATAGCTTTACCGGCTATAGCTTTTTCTCTAGCTTTAAACTCATCATCTACCGGGCCGGGAAAATTTTGGTCAAATTTCATAACTTATTACCTTTTATTTGTTTAGTTCGTTGTATTCATCTAAAATAGCTATATAGTTATATGGTATTCTTAATTGTGTACCAATCGGAATTTCCATATCACCTTTACCTAAATTATTAGCTCTAGCTAATATCCACCACAGTCTTGCATCTTCATAGTATTTGTATGCAAGATTATCTAATCTATCACCTTGTATTGATATGATGTACATATCTTGTGATTCTTTTGACATCTTTGGGTATCTGATAGTTTTTTTGAATCTTTTACCTAATTCAGTTCTTAGTAATTCTATATTTTCGTATCTATTTTTCATATCTTATATCCCACCCAAATCGTAAACCTTTGAATTGTATTCTGGTACTACATTACTTAGTAATTTCAATCCTATTGCTACATCAATACCCATAGATGCTCCTTCATCAATATCCCAAGGTACATCATCTGAGAATGAGTATGATAACGAATCAATAAATGATAAATGTTTAACCCATAAATTACCTAAAGTAAAATCTAAAAGGATACCACCATACCCTTTAGTACCATTACCATAAGTAGGCATTGTCATTGTAGATAATCTTTGTAATTTTGAATATAATGGTTTTAATTCAGCTTTGGATGTTGGATAAACTTTGAAATTAAAAGTTATACTTCTTTCAAATGATGAATACTTAAATGCCGAATCAGCTCTACCATTATATTGCATTCCTTCCCAAGATGGTGAGAATGTTTCTGTGATACCAGTAACTGTACCTCTGAATTGTAGTTTAGAACCACCACCATGTTTATCAAATATTAATTTAACTAAATCATTTTGTTCAGCTGCATCTATAGCTCCAGATTGGATAGGGTCAGCTGCGTGAGATGTTGTGTAATCTGTTCTATCTGCTCCAACTTTACCAGGATTGGTAAATCCAAATTTAGATTGTATTGAATTATCTGCATATCCAGCTTTACTTGCTCTTTTGCTTTCATCACCTGTTAATAAACTTCTAAAATCGTTTACTTCAGTATCACCAGCTACTCTTTCAGGCATATTACCATATGCAATCGTTTCATATCCTTTAATTAGTTCTGATGATTCTAATTTTTCTATGTTATGAGATTCACCATCTGTAGTTTTTAGTTTTTCAAATGGGGTATCGTATTTTTTGTGTACTTCATTCGTTTCATCAAGCTCGCCACCATCTTTTATTGATGTGTAAACTTTATCTAAACCAATACCACTAATTTCTTCTCTATCCGTTTCTAAAGTAGGATATGTTTCTTCATCATTGTAGATTCTACCCGCTTTTCCATTTGCCGTAGTATCATCATTACCTTTATTAGGTCCTTCTGGTGAAAATATTGGTTTATACTCATCAGTTGTATCTTTTATTTCCTTTGCTAATGGTGTTGTACTCTCATCAAATGGAATTCCAAAATTTGCCTCTGCCGATGGGCCGGTTGAAGGGTCTGTACCAACTGGTTTGTATTGATTTTGAACTGTGAATCCATCAAATACATCAAATCTAGTATCTTCACCTCTCGTTGGTATTTTTCCACCAGGAATTAAACCATATACAGAATTAGGTCCGCCAGGTGCTTGTAATCTAAGGAATGGTGTACCTTTAAAGGTAGAAGATGTACTCATACTACCCATTGTAAGGAATGATTCATTGTATAATCCAACTAATCTATTTCCCATACCCACAACACCTAATGATATATCATCAATTTGTGCTACTTTTTTAGCTTTTTGTACAGTTTCATATTTTTCAGGATTAGCAGCTTCTGGTAATGGTAATATACCATGTCTACGTGGATGTAATCCTAAGAATCCACCAACTGCCGATGCGAGTGTATTTACGGGTGTCCATACTTTAGTTAATCGTTTACCAGTTACAGTTTCTACATTTGAGTTAGATGCTTGTAATCCTAAGTTTTTGATTCCCCATAGTAACCCATTTACTGAAATCATCCACTTACCTAATCTGATACCATCTATAAGAGAACGTTCAACTGCTGTAACAATACCACCTCTCATTAACCCATCATCTAATGGTATTCCGAATCCCCAACGTTGTGGTTCACCTTTACTTATACCTTTTCTTTGAATACCTCTAAGAATTAATGGATGTGCAAATGCTGCAGTTCCTAAATTAAATGCATCATCTCTTAAATTAAACTTATTGTACATTTCATCTAAGAAAGATGGTGATTGTCTTTTGGCATGTCCCATACCAATTCCAAATCCTTCTTCGCCTGAATTTATACCACCAGCATCATTATATGAACTACCATATGTTTTACCTAATGTAAACTTATTATCACTTATATTAGAATATAATGAGTTTGCACTATCAAATATAGTATTATCAGGATTCACACCAATAAACTTAGTTGCTTCAACACCACCAAACTTAGAATTGAACCCAGCTGAGTGAATATCTAATAAGTTATTAACTTCTTTAAAATCTTTTCCTTCGTTTTCTAATTTCTTCTTAAATGAAAAATCATTTGGTGTTGTTTCACCCAAACCTTTTTCACCATTTGGAATATTCATTGGTATTGGTGTTGTTTCACCCAAACCTTTTTCACCATTTGGAATATTCATTGGATTTGGTGATGTTTCACCCAAAAACTTTGAACTTCTATCTGATTCTACAGGAGTTGTTTCACCTAAGAACTTAGAACTTCTATCTGATTCATTTGGAGTAGTTTCTCCTAAAGGTTTTTCACCATTTGGAATATTCATTTCATTAGGAGTTGTTTCTCCTAAGAAGTTACTTTTATTGTTCATTTCAGTAGGTGTTGTTTCACCTAAGAACTTAGAACTCTTATCTGCTTCAGTAGGTGTTGTTTCACCTAAGAACTGAGATTGGTTGTTCATCTCATTTGGAGATGTTTCACCTAAGAACTGAGATTGGTTGTTCATCTCATTTGGTGATGTTTGTCCTAAGAACCTTTCTTCTAAACTCATTGGCTTAGGAGTTGTTTCACCTAAGAACTTAGAACTCTTATCAGATTCTTTTGGTGAGGTTTCACCTAAGAACTGAGATTGGTTGTTCATTTCCTTTGGTGATGTTTCACCTAAGAATTGTTCTGAGTTTTTTGCTTCTTTAGGAGTTGTTTCACCTAAGAATTGTTCTGAGTTATTCATTTCTTTTGGTGAGGTTTCACCTAAGAAGTTTTCAGAGTTGTTCATTTCTTTAGGAGTAGTTTCACCTTTAAATTTTTCTGATTGGTTAACTTCCTTTGGTGATGTTTCACCTTTAAACTTTTCTGATTGGTTAACCATTGTTGGGTCTGTCTGCCCTAAATATCTTTCTTCTAAACTCATTGGCTTAGGAGTTGTTTCACCTTTGAACTTTTCTGAGTTATCCATAGGTTGAGGTGTTGTTTCACCTTTGAACTTTTCTGATTGATTTACTTTTTGAGGATTCACACCAGTCTTTGCAGCTGTTGGTGAAATCGATGTTTTTACAGGGACATCTTTTACCAACCCACTAAGTGGTGTTTTATTTAAGTTCTTATTAACATCAACTCTTTCTTTAGATTCCAAAGGTGTACTCTTTGGCATTCTAAATTTAGATAAATCCGATTTCATATCTTTAAGTGCCATTAGCTAAAACTCCTCGCATTTTTACCCTGTCTACGTTGTACTGCGGTTATCTTTTGTACCGCCTTACCATCGATTGTTAATACTATTGGTTGTGATTGTAAAACTGATGCCAACCTATCATAATCTATCATATCGGAATCACCACTATCTGATGAGTTGGAAGCTTCATCATCACCACCACCAAATAATGAACCTAACCCACCTAATACAGGTGCTATAGCTGCTAAACCACCAAGAGCCGCAAATAATGGTAGTGCTAATAACCCAGCGCCAGCCATAGATATTAAACCACCCGCTATACTAAATAACCCACCTGCAACTCCATATAATGGTGCTGTAACTGAACCCATTGTACTTAGTGATTCTGATAGAGTTTCTATTACACCACTTACTTCACTCAAATTCGTTGTGATTGCGGCCAATCCTTCACCAGCCATACCTAATTGAGGTCCTATCATAGCTAGTTCAGATATATCATCTATAATCCCACCACCAAAGAATGAACCTAATCCACCTACCAACATAGCGGCAGAAAATGCTATCATACCAACAGATGCTAATAACAATGCTGGTCCTAATAACATCAATGCACCAATATTTTCTAAAGATAATGCCCCCATCATAGTTACGAATCCTTCTGCGATTGCACTAATGATTGGTGGAATTGCTCCCATTACCCCAACTATTACACCACCAAATGCTTCAATTGCTGGTGTTGCTATATTTAATGCGATTGCGAATGGAATCATAGCTAATCCTAATGCCCCTATCAATGCTATTCCTAAGAATGGTAATCCACTAGCGGCTGCCGTTCCTAATGCCGTTAATCCAATCCCCAATGCACTTAAACCAGCAGATGCTGCTATTCCTAATAATGATATAGCGATTAAGAATGGAATAGATGCTATTGCTAACCCAGCTGCTACTGCGAATGCTCCTAATGCAAGCGAACCCATAAATGTGGATGCCATAGTAGTTAATCCTACTGATAATGATGTGAAATTAGGTGCTAATTGTGCTAATGGTGTTAATCCCATAAATAATAAGAATGGAATTGATGCTATAGATGGAATTGCTGCTATTCCGAATGCTGCAACAGCCAATGAACCCATAAATGTGGATGCCATACTATTAAGACCTGTTGCCAATCCACTAAAGTTAGTTTCTAATTGTTTTAATGGAGTTAATCCCATAAATAATAAGAATGGAATTGATGGAAGTGCTATAATAAAAGCAGGTCCTGCTAATGCTACCGCTCCGATACCAGCAAATACTTTACCATCACCCATAGCTTTCAAACCTTCAGCCATATCTTGGAATTTTTCTTTCATTCCACCACCACCTGCTGCTTTACCACCATCACCTAACGTTTCAGTCATTTTTTCAGGTTTTGGTATGTTCTCTGTTGGGGCGGATTTAGTAAACAACCCCTTTACCCCACCTTTTATTTTTTGGCCCATATCTTTCATTCCACCTTTACCGATGTTTAAAAGATTTTTACCTAAACCTTTAGCTGATTCAGCTGCACTACCTAATATGTTACCAATTCCAGATGAACCACCCATCATTTTGTTCATTATAGCAGTTTTAAGTACAACTTTACCCATTTCCATTGCCATAGAACCAGCCATCTTTGCGCTCGATGTGAGGAATCCTTGCGCTCCTTCTACAAAACCAGCATATTCACCATATTTAGCAGTAAGTTCTTTTTGCTTTTCTGCAGTTTGGATTTTAGTTGTTAACTCTTGAACCGACATGCCATATGCTTCGGCTGTAAGTCGTTGTTCTGTTAAATTTAAATCATTAAATTCTTCTGCAGAACCTACCTTATCCATTAACAAATCAGCCATTTGGGTTTCAATACGTTTTCTTTCGTCTGCTGAAGTTGCTTGTTGTCTTGCTAAAGCTAAGTTACGCATTTCATTTGCGCCTATATCCTTACCAGTCATAGCTCTTAACTTAGCTTCTTTTTTCATCGAAGTTTCAATATCCAACATACTATTAGATAAAGCTTCGATATCAGACATTGTCATACCACGTTTCTGAAGTTCAATATTACCTTCAATGATAGTTTTTAATTCTTCTTCACTAGCACCAACCAATCTAAACATTTGGTCACCAAGACCTTTTACTGCCATTTTACCTGATACACCTGCTTCTTTAGCTATATCAGATATTGTATCTTTTACATCACCAGCTTCAACACCTGCTGATTCAAATGCTTCGGTTAATTTTAGTGCAGTTGTTGCATCACCTGTTAATGATGCTACTTCAGTAACACCTTTTATTAAATCAGTAGTTGCTGCGTTAATACTACCATATTCTTCGGTGATTGCTTGTGCTGATGCTGCTATTTGGTCTGAACCATATAGGAATCCAGTTACACTCATTGAGGCAGCATCAATATTACCTTTTAATGCAAATGCTTCACCAACACTTAAACCTTGCTGAGTTACCATATCTTTCAATGCATCAACGTGAGATGATAACGATTTTCCAACATTTTCAAATGCTTTGTTCATAGCAAGAGCGGCTACACCACCCTTAGCTATTGCTCGTTCTAATTCTGAATCCAACCCAAGAATATTCTTTGTGGTATTCATCAATTCATCGTTGATGGCAGCTCGTTCTCTGTTTGCCATTAGAATTTCTTCAGTTGCATCTAATTGATTTATTAGATGGGCGTTTATTGCTTCACCCTTTTCTTCAGCTTCTTTTATTAATTCTAATTTAGCTTTTTGTACTGCTTCAATTTGAGCATTAACTTTTTCAGATTCCGATTCTAATTGAGCGGTTTCCGTTAAACTTGCTACTAAATCCTGTTGTGTTTGTTTGGCATCGTTAGAAATCTTACCTTTGACCTTAGCCAATGAAATAAGTGAATTAAGCACACCACGTTCCTTCTCCCTCAGTTTAAGTTCTTCCTTAACTGATTCGTTGAAACGCTGTTGGTCTTTTATTTTCTTTTCTGATGCCATAGATTACTTCTAATTATCTACCCATTTTTCTTCGTTGAGCATCATATGCTTTAAGAGCATTGTTTAGATTTCTTAATTTCTGTTGTGTAGCTTTATCAGGCGCTGAAGTGATTACGTTTTCGATATCACTATCTATTCCTTTTAGTTTTTGATGTAGTTTTTTACTTTTACTTTTGAATATATCAAAAATACCTTCATCCAACCCAGCTTCGGTGAACATTTTTTTAAGTTCTGATAATTTTATCTTTGCCATAGTATTATATCCCGTTGTTATATTCTATAAATATAGAAATACCCAACAAATCATCAAAAAATCTGTTGGGTATTATATTATCTTCTTATTGCTTTAGCTTTTTTAGATTCTTTATCATATGCTTTCTTCTCTTCTTGCTTCCATTCTACTATTTTACCAATATAGAATTTACGAGCCCAGACAGGCATATTATAAACATCTGAAAAAGTGAATCCACCATTTCCGTGGAATATCAAATCAAAAATGTGAGAGTGTAAATGCTTTCTATAACTATGATTGAGGCCAAAAAAACCCTAAATCCATAGGCAGTAGCATATCTCTCCTTTCCCCGGTCTCTTCAGATATAAATTCATATGTTAAATCCATATCTGGAATAACTTTATTTATATGCGTTCTGAGAGCCCTTGAATCGGCCGCAAATAATTCATTATCCACAAAATGGTTGATTGCTTTTTGTTCTGTTTCATCATCAACAGATACAATTGTATTTTTTAATCTGATGGTAAGTTGTTTATCAGTTCTATCCTTCATCTTTCTAGAAGCTCTTTTGGATTCTTCTAATTGATGTTTGATTTTTCTTTCCTTACTTTCAGTTAATGCCATAAAAGTAACTTTTCTTTTAGATTGTGGTAATTCAAACTCAAATTCGTTTTTATGCAATTCGGTTTGTCCTGAACCATCGTACTCAGTTGATTCAAATTGAGTTAAATCAATTGTTTCTTTTTGTTTTGTACCTGGTTGTGTTGGGTCATCAATCTCTACTTCATAATCTTTACCATATCCTAAGATTCTAGCTGCAATCATAATAGCGTTTTTATCACCTAAAGTAAGGTCTACATACTTTACAGGCGTTCCTTCACCATTTGATATAATAAGAGATTGAAATAATCTATCTAATACTGAACCATCTTTTATATAAGATTGGGTAGTTAAGATATCTTCTTCTTTAGCAGTCATATACTTCATCTCTATCTTTCCAGTTGATAGAGAATTATCTTTAGAATATATAAGACCTTTGGAAGGTAAATCTACGATTTCTGTTGGAAATTTGTAATCAGAAACCTTTTTCTGCTCGTATTGTTGTTTAGCGAGCTCCACCATATCCTCATTGGAAACTGGTGCTTTGTAATCATCTTGTAATTTTTCTTTACTCATAACGTTTCTCGTTTTAAAACTTTTTTAATATTGGTTAACCATATATAAATATACAAATAATATTAATTAAACGAAAAAACCTCAACATTTCTGTTGAGGTCTCTCATTATTTAATTTCTAATATATAAATATAACAATCTGAAATTAATATTGTAATATTGCGTAATCGTATGCAAGTGTTAAATCTACAGTTGCTAAATCTTCACCAGTATAATCCATGTCTGAGAATTTTGCTGTTTCGATGAAAGCTCCTTTTAACGTCCACTCTTCTACTTTATCACCAACAGGACCCAAACTGTTAAATGTGATATCTTTTTTATAGAAGTCGGAGTAACCATCTCTACCTGTTACTGATTCGTGGTGTAATCTTACCCACTCCATTGCTGCTTGCGCTGCTGATGGAACTACTGGGTCGTATAATGATATAGTTAAACTACTCCACTCACTTCTTCCTTTTACATATCTTCTAACATTGATATGGTCGATTGTAACCTTACCATTTGCTATTTCTGGTCTGTTAGCGGCTTTCACTAAGTACGCTGGAATTCCTTCTATGTACATAATGAATCTGTTTGACATCTTCGGTTCGAATGATGTAAACATTACTTCTGTTGGGTCTAATAATTGTGCCATTTATGTTCTCCGTTTCTAATTCTTTAATATAAATATAGTTTATTTCAAAAAATAGTTAGTCCCCCTTAAAAAAGGGGAACTAATTTATTTTATACTATTCTGGAAATGCTGCTCCAGTTGGTAATACATTGAAATCAAGTACTATAAACTCTGCTGTTTTTGCTGGTTGTAAGAATATCTCACCTACCATAATGTTTCTATCAATTACATCTGGAGTGTTGTTGGTTTCATCCATCTTCACTTTAAATGCGTATAAACCTTGTCTTTGTTGGATTGATTCTAAATAAGGATTAACGATTGATAAGAATCTATTTCTCGTAGCTGCTGTGTTGTTTTCGAACACTAAGTAACGAGTAGATGATGCGATGAATTTCTTCACTGCGATTAACAATCTTCTTACATTGATTCTATCCAATGCCGATGGTTTAGCTTGTAATGTTTTCTGTCCAAATACAGTAACACCTTGACCAGGGAACGTAGCGATTGGATTCATTCTACCTTCGTAAAGTGCATCTCTCTCAACTCTCGTTAATCTTGTCTTAGCTTCAATTACTGAAGTTAATCCACCTCTGTTCAATCCAGCTGGTGCGAACCATTCAGCGGCAACCTGGTCGTTAAATGCTATAACGCCTGGAAGTACAACCGATGGCGGAACCCATACTGGTTTGTTCTTATCTGTATTAAGTATCTTAACCCAAGGATAGTAAGATGCTACATAGTTTGAATCAAATGCTTGAACTGCGTTAACAGCCGTTGAAATTGAATCACTCCATGCAGATGCATCCATTACAAAGAATGTATCTTGTCTATCTTCACACATATCTTTAGCGAAAGTAGTTACTGAAGAGTGTAATCTGTGGATAACACCTGGTAATACTAACATATTGATATCAAATTCATCAGGATTAGATACAGCGTTTATTGCTTTTCTGTATGCTAATGTACCTGCTGCTGTGTTTGAAGATAAATCATATCCTTGCGAATTTCCTGCTATGATATCGTTTCCTAAAGAAACAACTCTATTTGGTTTGAATCCATCAAAACCACCTTGGAAAGGTACTAAGAACTTTCTAGAGTTAATAGAAGTTGCGTTATCATTTAATGAAATTGCTGATGTATTAGGTGATGCTGATGATGGGAAGTTAGCCCCAGCGTCTTGATTGTAATCACCTAAATAGAATGCCGTACCTACACTAGCTCCAACCTTTGGTGTTGGTGCTAAGAAGTTTCTGTTATCTGTTCCAGCGAAATCAAAATCATATCCCCAAAATCTTTTAGGATTATATGAATCATTAATTTTTTGTGCTGCTACATAAGATGGATTAGGTAATGCGAATGCTGAACCGAATGGGTTTTGTATTGCTCCGAATCCGAAAGGTACTAAACTTTCATCAATTGCTTTGTTCATTACTGCTGCACTTGCTTCAACTCTAATATTTTCTGAATTGTTAGCGTAATCACCATTAGTTGATAATTTACCATCATCATCTACAGTAATATACTTATCACCAATTACTCTAACAATGTAGTTTGGTGAATCAGGGTCTAAGTTAACACCTTGAAAGGTTTCAACTAAATTAGGTCTGATATCAGAATCAACTACACCTACAAATGGTGAACCAGCAATCTTATCTTGGTCAACTCTTCTTACTACTACAGTAAATGAACCATATTCAGAACCAGGAACTGAACCGGCTGGCTTAATATCTTGGATACCAATTTTAAATTCGTAGTTAGTTGCCGTACCATGTGATAATGTATGGAACTTAAATAAGTTAGTAGTATTACCACCAACTTTTTGTGATGTAATAAATGGTGTAGATGCTTCAGTATAAGCTTTACCATAATCAATATCTGAACTTGTAGCGATAGTTACTACAGGAATCTCACCGGCTTTAGCGAATGATGCTGATTGGAATGTTTTAAAGTTTGAATAAACATATGCATCTTCTGCACCTCTTGCTGAAAATCCAAATGATTTAGTATAATAATTATCACTAGTCGGGTTTAAAGATGCTGAATAAAAATGTTCAGCTGCTTCAGAACCTGATAACTTTAGTGAAAATATTGATGCTGAAACATCTGTACTTGCTAAGTGGTCTGTAATTGTTGATTTAATGAACACATCTGTATCGGATACGATATCATGTGTTGGGTGTAGTACACCTACTACTTTTGCACCATGTGATGATGATACTGTCAATGCTACTGGGTTTTCTAATTTGTACCCGTCTTTTCCTAATACTCTAACGATTGTTGCAGTACCAGCATCTTCTAAATAAGCTTGTGCAGTATATGGTAGATATGAATCTTCTGTCAATCCACCGAATACTTGTTGAAACTCTTGAAAAGATGATACTGTTGTTGGAACGAATGCTGGTCCTTTAACTGCTGAACCTATTAATGCTGCTCCAATTTCGCCAATCCCTTGAGGTAGAAATGACAAGTCCTTTTCTCTCGTAAAAACTCCAGGACTTACTATTCTTTCTGCCATTTGATTCTCCTATTAATTTCTTTTGGTTTTTATTATATCTATAAATACATCAAAAAACTCAAAACGATTATATTTATGCGATAGGAGTGAAAGTTCCATTTTCAATATCGAACTCACCATTACCATATTTCTCTTTGAATTCATTGGTAATAGCAACTTCTTCATTTCTCATAGACTTAAACTGTTCAGATAGATTATCTTTAGCATCTTCAATATTTTTCAATATCATTTGTGCATTCAATCTTTCTACCTCTACCTCACCTATTCTTGCTGTAACCTCAGCAAAATCGCTTCTGAATTTGTTAACTCTTTCAATATCTTTTTCATCGATATTGATAACTTGTTTTTCCGTAATTTCTTTTACTTCTGCCATAACTTTAATGTTTTTTAATTTGTTTGTTATACTTTATGTGTATATAAATATGAGAATTTTTTTCTAAAGATTAAATTTTAGGAGTTGTTTTCCAAACTATCTTCGATGCACCAAATGCTTTTTGAGTATTTATTGTATTTTTACCTCTATCTTCTGGTACTAAATACGCCTTAGCAGTTAGTGTTACATTACTTCTAACGATTCTTTCTTCACCCACTCCATTGGTTGTATCAAACGAATAAGATTCTCCTTTAATTTGGAATTTGTATCTTTCACCGAATGCACCACCCTGAAAGTATATGATTTGTTCTACAACCTTATTCAAATCTTCCATAAAATCACACCATACAATTACATCATATGCTATATTAACGTAATCTGGCCTATCTACTATATATTTCTCTATAACAGGTTTTTGGTCTTGTAAAAGAGAAAATTGGTCATATCTATTTTCTTTTGAATATTTTTTAACAAATGATTGTGATGTATCTTCATCAGTCATTACTTTCAATTTAGAATACTCTGTATTGATATCTAATGAATTTCTTTTAAACGAAATCAATGGTGTTTGTACCTTACCATTATTATCTCTTAGGAATCCTTCTCTTTGAGCAGATGCCCAATTTTCAGGAGATGCATACATTACAGGAACAGGAATAAATTTACCATTTTCTTCAATAAGTGGTTTAACATCCTTTTCCAAAAAGCTTTTAAATGCTAAATCAATATCGTAAATACCTACGTTTACGTTTTTAACATTATCTTTTCTACGAGATACTTGTTTAGATTTATTCAATTTAGGGTCATCTGAAAAAGAACTTTGGGTTCTTTTCAAATCAATCTTATCATCTCTCTGTATTCTATATCTTTGAGCCATATTAGATTCCTACTGGTAAATCATTATTATCTTTATTAACACCTACTCTAAAATCATCTTTTAATTTTAGTTGACTTCTCTTAGCCACATGCGTTTCACATATAATAGATACACTATATCCATGCTCATCACCACCATCCCAAGTAGTTGGGTTTTTACCTGCGAAAAATTGGTTTTGGAATGTTACATCTACAATGTGTTGTTCATCGTTCCATTCAATCACATCACCTAATTCAGGAAATATATTTTTATCTACTAATGTATCTCTTAGGAAGTAGAAGTTTACGTTTCTAGTATAAGATGTACCAAACTCATCAAATACAGCTTCTGCGTTTGTTCTATCAACTAATGTTGGTATTTTTACAGGATTATAATAAACTTTGTTTTTACCTTCACCATATAAGTTTTGTTTTGTATCTTCTACAATGACCTTATAGTAATACACTTCGGTATCTATGATATCCGTTATCAACTCTTTGTTTATTTTACTAAACAAAGCCATATCTCTTTGTCCACCGAATAATGCCATTTGTTACCCTATATAAATTGCACGAGGTACTCTACTTAAAGTAGCTTCCATCGCTTCTGATTCTTCTTGTTGTGCTTGAAGTAATGCTTTTCTAGAAGTAGCTTCTAAGTTTTCTCTTAATTCTGAAATTAGGATTTCCTTTTCTGATGCTGCTTCACTTCTTAAATCAGCCCCATCTAATGTTATTTCTGAGTTAGGAATTGGTACTGAACTAAACTTAGCTCTTACTGCACCTAACATTTCTTTAGCCAATGCTAATGTATATTTTTCAACCCACCTTCTACCTACGTGGTTTATATGTGTATATTCAATTCTATCATATTTAGCATTTGAATAATCAGATACTACTGAATTAGCTACTATTGGGTTATTTCTTTCTGATTCTAAAACATAGTGAAAGTGCACTGTATAATCTCGTTCTGGTTTTGGAAATATTCTAATTCTATTGTTTTGAATATCAAACCCATATTGAGATTTACGAACCTTATCATTAAATTCAATCGCTTGAACTCTTAATAAATCATCATAAAGTGGTTGCATCATAAATGAAACACCTGGCGAATAATTACCCCATCCAAATGTATCCATCATTTGTTGTGAACCTAAACCAGTTCCTACGAATGGGTCAAAGTATCTAACCATAGCAGGTGGTGCGTTATGCATCATCTTTTTTATTTCGAATTTATCAACACCAGCAGTTCCACTTTCTAAAGATGCTCCTGAATTGGATACGTCTTGTAAATCATATATTTGTTGTCCTTTTTTAGCTGCGAATGAACCAGTATAATATGTTACACTACCACCACTACCTACTTCAGAACCATAATCTTTTGCTAAAGTTACTAATCCACCTAAATTAGCATTCATTTGTTTTTGAGATAAATTAGAACCAGTTGCTTGGCCTTTTATTGAAAGTAAATTTTCTCTAATATTAAATTGATTTACTTGAGATGAGTATTCTGTTACAGCTTCTTCAAAACAAGCATAGAAGTTTATGTCCTGTAGTTCTATATCAACTATAGGATAACCCAAACGTTTTGCGCACCAACCGGCTGTTTTATCAGCTGATGATGTGAATTCTAAATCGGTATCATAGTATCCAAAAGGTGTACTACCTTCTGAGAAAGATGATGAACCCGGCCATATTGGAATGTTTACTGCCATTTACTATCTCCTAATTCTTTTATATAAATATGAGAATCTTTAAGAATCACTTTGTTTTGTAACTCATTGATACTCAGAGCTTTTCACTATCACTATCATAACCCATTGGTTTTCAGATAGTTATGTTATTTTTTCTTTTCTTCACAAGTATATGTATTGGATACTGCGCTATCATCATTAAGTTGAATACCACCGGTTGTACTTGTTGCTAAGAATCCTGCTCCAGCTAGAGTAGTACCAGCTGAGTTTGTATATACTGTATCACCAGTTGTTGGTAATGTTCCACTACCATCGTGATAGAAGGTTGTATCGGGTGAATTTCCACATACCTGGCTATTGTTCGGACTACCATTTGCTGTAAACGCTGTAACGGAAACTTTATCGTGGTCGTATGAGTAAAACTCACTCATTTGATGAGGAGCATTTCCATCTGGTCTATCTGAAGTTGAATTTGCCGTATTGATTGTACCATACATTCCTATACTACATGAATATAAACCTACATTACTGTAAGTGGCATACCCATTATAATTATTAATACCGAGTTCTCTTCGTATTGAGAACAAAGATAACATACCTGATGATGGAACTGCCATTACATTTTCCCTTTAAGTTGATTAATTTCTGATTTCAATTCATCAATCTGAGATTGTTGTTCTTTCATACCTTCAATTAATACTGCTACCATTTTTTCATAATCTACAGTTTTATATAATGTTTTATCATCTTCATCATCGTTTAAGAGTGGTTGTTCATGCTCATGCACAATATTAGGTATAACCTTTTCTACTTCTTGTGCGATTAATCCTAAATCACGCTTACCTTTTCTACTACCTGCATTCCAATCATACTCAACACCTCTAAGTGCTTTGATTTTATCTAATGGATTTTCAATTGTGGTTACATTATCTTTTAATCTTTCATCAGATATTGTTGTTGAATAAGCAACAACATCACCATCAACGTGTAAAGTACCACCATTAGCTAATCTCATATCTTCTGCACCGGCAGCATACCATCTAATACCTACAGAAGCATCGTAGAATGTATAGTCGTGTGTGTTACCTGTGTAGATGTCTGTAGATGTTGAGTTTCTACGTCTATCATTTTCTAAACGGAACGAAGTTCCACTTAAAGTCATACCATAGTTTCCATCTGCTGAATAGGTTGT